CCGTGCTGCCAGCCCGTCTGGCCACGCGGTGGTGCGAGATCAAGCGTAATCTCACCCTGAACACTGACCCGAAGAACGTGATTCTGCAGCACAGTATCGTGGAAAACGAGATCAATCACTGCGACATGTACACGCCAGCGCAGAAAGCCACTCTGCGTTGCACGACGACCGGTGCCTATAAGTACATTGTCGCATTCATTCTCGGGCTCCATGCGGTGCCGACCACCGGGCACCTGCTGGAGAGGGGCAACAAGTGGATCATCGTGGCGGATGAGCCAGTCGTGGTGTCATGCGAACCGGTCAAGGCTGCGCCCGTAATGGAGAAGCCCGCTGAGGTTGTGCAGGGCCCAGCCATGTCCGACGCCATGCGTGCCGACCTTCTGGCCGGGCCCGTGGCCGAGATGACAGCCCACGATCAGTATCACCAGGCGATCATGCCCATTCTGGCACAGTATTCGGCCGCGGGGCCAAACGCGCTCGAGCGGCTGAACCGAGCTCAGAACCTGGTCAACGAGGTGATGCCTGAAGTCATCGGCCACGACATGGAGTTCTTGCCTCAGGTGCTTCCCCCCAAGGACAGCGCCCGTTTGCGCGAGGACCAGCTGCCCTTGGGCGCGGAGGCGCTCGTCGGCGCGGCCTATCGCGGCAAGATGGGTGAGGAGGTCAGTTTCGTCCACCCCAAGGCCGAGCACATCAGTTCCATGATGGGCCTGGCCATGGCATTCGACAAGAATGGGGCGTACTGTCCTGAGGACGCGCCAGTACAGCGCACGGCGTTCCTGCCTCGCCTGGACCCCAAGGATACCAAGGTGCGCATGTATCTGCCGGGGCCCGCCGCGGTCGCGGTGTCTCTCGCCAAGAGGTTTAGCGGTGCCAAGGACTGGCGTGCTGCCAGTGAGTACCTCCGTGTGATGTACCTCACCCACGTACGCGCGTGCTACCGCTTCCTCATCAACCTCCACTTCGACGAGTTCAAGGTCGCCATCGAGGCTCAGACCATTCAGAGCATCCGTCCAGGCTCATGGTCGCAGGCGAAGTTCGACGGCGTGATTGCCAAAATGCGCCTGGAGCGCGGCACTCGCGCTGAGGCGGTGGTGCCCAGTGGCAACCCCTTCGTGAAGAGGGAGGGCGTGAACGCCGTGGGCAAGGAGAAACCCCGTGTGGTGGTCAACAAGCATCCGGAGACTACCATCGTGGACTCCCCGGTCATTGGTGCGTTGGAGCACGTCCTGGTCGC